TGGAGCGCTCGCATTGGCTGGCCTAAGACACTGGTTCGTCGCCAACCATTGGCCGCGTGTCAAAGCATGGCTGTGCCGGACGCTGAACTGCGAGCGCTGCCTGAGCTGTGACAAGGCGCCTGGTGGTATTGAGCGCCGGGGCAAGTAATCCGCGCCACGTTTTCGAATTCGCCAAATCGTGGCGCGTAATCATGAGGAACCACCCATGGACAACCAGCACAAGAAAATCACCGGCTACCGCGACCTGACTCAGTCCGAGATCGACGGCATGAACTCCATTAAGGCGCTGGAGGCTGACACCGGCGAATTGTTCAAACAGATTGGCCAGATTGATGGCGTCGACCCGCGCCTGCTGGCGTTGGCGAAGACCAACTTGCAGCAAGGCTTCATGTGGTTCGTGCGCTCGATCGCCAAGCCTACTGATCCGTTCAACTGATGGGCAAAGTAACTCGCCTACGGCATGTGCTTCCCATGGGGCAGGACATCAACGCAGCGGTAAGCGCTCTCGACAAGGCCATTGCTACCGCCGTGGACGCCGCCAAGGCTGCCGGGCTCCCCCAGGGCCTGATCGTTGGATTGCTCCAAGGCCATGCCCATGCACAGACACACCAAATGGTGATCGAATGACCGTAAAGGTTCTGGAGTTCAAGCGGGAAGACTGGCGCGATGCCGCCAAGACCCTGCGCAAGATTGCCGATGACCTGGATGCAGGCGAGCATCCCGAATGCACCGTAGGCGCCTTGACGCTGATCGGCGTGAAGGGAGAGGTGACCGTGTTCGGCCTCGGTCCTAAGTGCGACGACCTGCAATGCCTAGGTGCTATGCGGTTGGGTGAGCAGAAGCTGATTGATGTGCTGCTGGATAACGCTGAAGGGTAGGTGTGCCGCAGGAGAGTGCGGCACGGGAAAATCAAACCGCTTTCAGGGCTGCTTGAATTTGGTCTGCATAGCTGGACAACTTCCCAAACTCAACGTCCAGTTGGGTCTTTATTGCGCCGCTCTGTCCAGCCTTCAAGGCAACGACCTCCAATGCTGCTGCAACTGCATACGCGCGCTGATCGGCGGCGTTGTGACCATAGACTTCCGATGCATTCAGTACCAGTTCACCAATATTCATGCTGCGTCCTTTCCGTTGGATTGATCCATACCAATACCGGCAACTCGCCACTATTTCAAGCGTCAGAGTGAATCCATGACAACCAAGCAACCCGACTGGGAGGCAATCGAACGCGCCTACCGGGCAGGTTCGCTTTCCATCAGAACTATCGCAGAGCGCCAAGGCGTGAGTGACACGGCAATCCGGAAGAAAGCCAAGGTTCAAGGATGGGCGAGAGACCTTTCAGACCAGGTGCGCAAAGAGGTTCGCAGCAAGCTGGTTCGCGGAGAGGTTCGCAACGACCAAGGCGCGAACTGCGAACTTGACGCAGAGATCATCGAAGAGGCCGCAGAAGAAGGCGCTCGGGTGGTTCGCAGCCATCGCAGAGATATTCGCAAGGCGACGAACCTTGCGAACCTGCTGATGGATGACCTGCTCAATACCATCCAGCGCCGCGAAGAGATTGAAGACGCGATCATCGATGAGACAGGCGAGGACAATAACGGCATGCGCCGGGCCTCGATGCTCGCTGCTGTCGCACTACCCAGCAATTCCAAGACCTTGTTCCAGCTTTCCTCTGCAATGAAGAACCTGCAGGTTCTGGAGCGTCAGGCATTCAGCTTGGACGAGAAGGAGAAGACGGACGACGCCGACGAGATCTCGAAGATGATGGACGAATTATCACAGGACGCTTGATATGAAACCCGAGCACATGAAACTGCTTCGGGATCGATTCTGGCGACTGAATAATCTCTACTTCATCACCGACAAGCAGGGCAAGAAGGTTCGCTTCCGCATGACGCAGGAGCAGATCGACTATTTCCAGGGGATGCATACCCGGAACATCATCCTGAAGGCTCGGCAGCTCGGCTTCACGACGCTGGTGTGTATCGTCCAGTTGGATGCGGCGCTGTTCGAGGCCGCGAAATGCGCCTTGATCGCTCACACCCTGAACGACGCGAAGCGTCTGTTTCGGGAGAAGGTCAAGTACGCCTACGACAACCTGCCGAAAGAGCTGCGTGCTGCCAACCCGGCGCGGAACGACGCCGCCGGTGAACTGGTGTTCAGTAAGGGCGGTTCGCTTTACGTTTCCACCTCGTTCCGTGGCGGTACGCTGCGCTACCTGCACGTATCCGAGTTCGGAAAGATCTGCGCTAAGTTCCCGCACAAGGCGCGGGAGATCGTCACCGGTGCTTTCGAGGCTGTCGCTGCTGAGTGTTTCGTCACCATCGAGTCGACGGCAGAAGGCAGGGCCGGGTATTTCTTTGATTACAGTCAGTCAGCAGAGCGCCAGCAACTGGCCGGTGTGCCACTAGGCCTGCTCGACTGGAAGTTCTTTTTCTTCAGCTGGTGGAACAACAAGGCCTACAGCCTTGATTCGACCGACGTGGTACTGCCCCAGCGCCTGACCGACTACTTCAACGAACTGCACGCCAAGCACGGGATCATCACCAACGACGGCCAGCGCGCCTGGTATGCGGCCAAGGAGAAGACTCTCGGCGACGACATGAAGCGGGAATACCCGTCGATCCCGGTCGAAGCCTTCCAGCAGTCGGTTGAGGGCGCCTATTACGCGCAGCAGTTCACCAAGCTGTATGCCGCTCAGCGCATCGGTACGCTGCCTGATAACAGCCACCTACCGGTGATGACCATTTGGGACATCGGTGTCAGCGACTCCACCGCCATCTGGTTTGTGCGCCAGGTGGGCGAGCAGTACCACGTCATCGATTACTACGAGAACTCAGGCGAAGGCCTGCGGCATTACATGAAGGTGCTCAAGGACAAGGGTTACACCTACTCCGAGCACTGGGGGCCGCATGACATCGAGAACCGTGAGTTCGGCAGCGATGCGAAGACGCGCAAGGACATCGCCCGAGAGGGTTACGAAATCGACGGACAGGTTTATCGGATGACGTTCCAGGTCGTCCCGAAAATCGGGGTGGACGACGGCATCGAGCAGGCTCGGGAAATACTATCTAAGTGCGCCTTCGACGAATCGAAGTGCGAAGAGGGCATTGCCTGCCTCGAGAACTATCGCAAGGAGTGGGACGACAAGAAGGGCTGCTGGAAAGACAAGCCGCTGCATGACTGGACGTCTCACGGCTCCGACGCATTCCGGTACTTCGCTGTCGCCAAGAGCGCGAAGAAGCCGGTCAAATCAATCAAAATGGGATTCGCACGCTAATGGCAGACGTCACATACACCCGCCCGGAGTACGACGCGGCACGGTCCCGTTGGCGGCTGGTGCGCGACGTGTGCAAGGGCTCCGAGACGGTAAAAGGGCGCGGCGATGTGTATTTGCCCAGGCCCAATAAGCACGACACTAGCCCTGAGAACCTTGAGCGGTACAAGTCGTACAAGCAACGGGCCGTGTTCTACAACGCTACCGGGCGCACAAAGCACAGCCTGGTGGGCGCCGTGTTCCGTACCTGGCCGACGCTGACTGTTCCCGGCGCGCTTGATTATGTGTCCACGGACATAGACGGGCAGGGTGTTAGTGTTTATCAGCAGTCTCAGTCGGTCATCGGGCATCTGCTCGAGGTTGGCCGGCACGGATTGCTTGTGGACTACGCCGCAGTCCAGGCTGGCACGGTGAGCAAGGCGGACGAACAAGCGGGCCGCGCCCGTGCGAACGTTGCGAGCTACGCGGCCGAATCAATCCGGAACTGGAAGACCCGCAAAGTTGGCGGTCAGCACCTGCTGAGCTTGGTGGTGCTGCGCGAAGAGGCAGACGTCGATACTGATGATGGCTTCGGTAGCGAAAAGGTAGTGCAGTACCGCGTGCTGCGCCTGGATGTGGCCGGCGTGTATACCCAGGAGCTGTGGCAGGAAAGCTCAAGCGAGACGGCGATGGTCATCCCGCCATTCACGCCGCTCAATGGCGCGGGCCAACCATGGCGGATCATCCCGTTTCACTTTCTCGGCAGCGAGAACAACGACACCAGCATTGACGACGCGCCGCTGTACGACATGGCGGTGCTGAACATCGGTCATTACTGCAACAGTGCGGACTACGAGGATTCGGTGTGGTTTTCCGGGCAGCCGCAGTTCTGGATTTCAGGGCTTGACGAGGCATGGCGCGACCACCTTGAGGCCAACGGCATCTATGTCGGCTCCAGGGCGCCGCTGACGCTTCCTGCCAATGGGTCGTGTGGGTTTGCCCAGCCAGAACCAAATACGCTGGTGAAGGAGGCCATGGACGCCAAGAAACAGGACATGGTGTCGCTCGGAGCCCGGCTGATCGAGCGTGGCAGCGCAGTGAAGACCGCTACCCAAGCCGACAACGACAGCGCCGCCGAACACAGCGTGCTTTCCCTGGTGGTCAGCAACGTAAGCGAGGCGTACAGCCAGTGCCTGGTCTGGATGGCCGAGTTCGTGAATGCCACCGGCGAGGTGGTCTACAAGCTCAACCAAGACTTCAGCCAGATCACTCTGGACGCAACGATCCTTTCGGCGCTGTTCAATGCCGTGCAGGGCGGCAAGCTGCCCGAGGGCGACTTCTGGCAGTACCTGCGCGATCGCGGCGTGATCAACCCGGAGAAAACGGACGACGAAATCCGGGATGAGCTAGAGGCACAAAGCACTGGGCCAGCCCTGGACGACACCGAGGTAATTCCGAATGGCGGCAAACCAAGCAATCCTTGACGCCACCATCCGGCATGCCGTGTTCCTGGAGCAGCTGAAATCAGGGGAGGTTGCGAAGTTCGCCCCCTTCCTCAAGGAGATCGACCGCTCGATTCGTGAGCGGCTGACGCGGGCGGACCTGACGGACTACACCGTCGCCCGCCTGGAGCGGCTGCTGAGCGAGGTTGATAGCCTGCTGCTGGGTATCTTCGACCGGTACAGCGAGAAGCTGAACCTCGACTTGGTGGACATCGCCAATTACGAGGCCGAGTTTGAAGCAACCAGCCTGACCCGGGCGGCACCGGTGGGCGTCACCTTCGACGCGGCGGTGCCAGGTGCTGCGGCAATCAGGGCGGCAATCCTCACAAACCCGCTCAGCGTGCGCGGTGCGGACGGCGGGAAGCTGCTCAAGTCGTTCATTGATGGCTTCAGCGATACCGAGCGGCAACGCCTCACAGGCGCGATCAGGCAGGGCTTCTTCGAAGGCCAGACGAACTTCCAGATCATCAAGAATATCCGTGGCACCAAGGCGCTCCAGTACAACGACGGCATCCTGGCCACGACCAACCGCAATGCCGGCGCCATCGTGCGGACGGCAGTGCAGCACGTCGCCACCCAGGCGCGCATGGAGACGCTGAAGGAAAACAGCGACGTCGTGCAGTCCGTGGAGTGGGTCAGCACCCTGGATTCGAAGACCACCAGCCAGTGCCGGACGCTCGATAAGCGCCGGTTCAAGCTGACCGAGGGGCCAAGGCCGCCGATCCACATCAACTGTCGCTCCACGGTGGTTGCGGTGACGCGCTTCAGCGCCTTGTTCGCCAAGGACGCCACGCGGGCATCCATCGGTGACGGAGGGGCCCAGCAGGTGAGGGCAGACCTCAGCTATTACGAATGGCTCAAGCAGCAGCCGGCAGCGTTTCAGGACAAGGCCATCGGCCCGGTTCGCGCCAAGCTGTTTCGCGAAGGCGGACTGACCATCGAGCGATTCTCCGAACTGCAGCTTGATCGCAACTTTTCACCTCTGACCCTTGTGCAGATGAAGGCTCTTGAGCCTCTGGCGTTCGAGCGGGCAGGCATCAAATAGCAGGCAGGGCCTGCACTAACGTCTCTGGGAGACAAGCAAATGGGTTTGAAATATCAGCTGGACACTCTTGACGGTCT